TGGAAGGTATCGTTAAACTCACCGGTAGTGTCAGTGGGTCGTCTGAGATGCCTGCATGAGTTATCAGAGCCATCAGTACTTAACTGGTGGCCTTTTTTTATTGCTGTCAGCTTCCGGATAACGGGAGACGGGGTATGTACCAGATGGAAAAAATCACAACAGGTGTGTCATACACCACGTCAGCGGTGGGAACGGGCTACTGGTTCCTGCAGTTGCTGGACAGGGTTTCCCCGTCTCAGTGGGCGGCAATAGGCGTGCTGGGGAGTCTGCTGTTTGGGCTGCTGACATATCTGACTAACCTGTATTTCAAAATCAGAGAGGACCGTCGTAAGGCGGCGCGGGGGGAGTAAAGCGATGAAGAAAAAATACGAACTGGGTGTTAAAGGGATAAATAATTACCCGGATAAGATTACTGTTACTGTGGCACTGGAAATTGGTGGGTATCCGTCACTGTTGTTGCCAGATGTGGCGATTAGTCTTGACCGTACTGAAGGTGCCACGCTGGAGTTTTACGAAGCTGAGGCGAAAAAGCAGGCGAAGCAGTTTTTCATGGATGTTGCTGCCGGGTTATGTGAAGGGGATGGTCCGTTGCCGGAAAAGCGGCCCATCATTTTAGAGGCGCAGGATGTGTTGATAACCTACAGAGGAAAACTACCGGGAATAATTACTGGTTCTCTGAAGACTCCACCGCTGGCCTGAAGACTTAATATATCCAGGGATTTGAAATCGATAAACCCTGATAAATATCCATGAACGCAAAAATCAGATACGGCCTGTCGGCTGCCGTTCTGGCGCTGATTGGTGCAGGGGCGTCTGCGCCTGAAATCCTCGACCAGTTTCTTGACGAAAAAGAAGGTAACCACACCACGGCATACCGTGATGGTGCGGGTATCTGGACCATCTGCCGCGGTGCCATCCTGGTGGATGGTAAACCTGTCGTCCCGGGCATGAAGTTGTCGAAGGAAAAATGCGACCAGGTTAACGCCATTGAACGTGATAAGGCGCTGGCATGGGTGGAGAAAAACATCAGAGTGCCACTGACCGAACCCCAGAAAGCGGGGATTGCGTCATTCTGTCCGTACAACATTGGTCCTGGTAAGTGTTTCCCGTCGACGTTTTACAGACGAATTAATGCAGGTGATCGCAGGGGAGCGTGTGAGGCGATTCGCTGGTGGATTAAGGACGGTGGCAGAGACTGCCGTATTCGTTCAAACAACTGTTACGGTCAGGTATCCCGTCGTGACCAGGAGAGCGCGCTGGCGTGCTGGGGTATCGACAGATAAGCAGAATATTTTGCTGAAAAATAAGGCATGGCCACGCGGGCGGATAACACGAAATCCTGCGAACTGGCGAAACGTAAGTGAATAAAAGTAAAAACCCCGTTTGTTGGCACCAAGCGGGGTTTTGTGTTTCTGACCTTGAGTAAGGCAAGGGAGAACATGGCGAAGTATAAACGAATTCTGTTGAGGTTGACTATGAAAAATGGCCTTGAACTGAAAGCGCCTGTAACTGATGACATCAGCAGAGCACTGGCTTTTGCCATTAAGTGGGTGGCGGTCGGTGTTGCTGTGTCCCCGATGCTGTATGGGCTGGCAAAACTGGTCATTGCGTTGAAATCGTGAAGGGAGGATTAAGCATGTCAGACAAACTCATAACGCTGGCGAAGATCCTCTGTGTAATTGTCGGCATTTCATTTTCACTAATGCTGGTTGCTCTTTTTCTTTCCATGGCCTGGATGATGTTGTCTTCGTCGGGGTTGCTGGGGTGAACATAAACCGAATGCTTTCCGCGTTTATCGTTATTCTGCTGGTGGCCTGTGGTGCGCTGTGGATGGCAACAGACCATTACCGTGATAACGCGATTACCTACAAAGCGCAGCGCGATAACAAAGCCAGTGAACTGAAGCTGGCGAACGCAACCATTACTGATATGCAGGTGCGCCAGCGCGATGTTGCTGCGCTCGATGCAAAATACTCGAGGGAATTATCCGATGCGAGAGCTGAAAATGAAACTCTGCGCGCTGATGTTGCCGCTGGTCGTAAGCGCCTGCGGATCAACGCCACCTGTCCAGGCTCCGTGCGTGAAGCCCCCACCACCTCCGGCGTGGATAATGCAACCGGCCCCCAACTGGCAGACACCGTTACACGGGATTATTTCACCCTCAGAGAGCGGCTGATGACGATGCACAAGCAACTGGAAGGGGCACAGGACTATATCCGCACTCAGTGCCTGAAATAAGTTTTGTTGATGCGCCGTATCGTCGCTGTATTCCCTCATTAACAGAGACCGCAGCCCGACAGGGAGACTCCTCTGCGCGAGTGTGCGGGGATAATCAAAAACGATACACACCGGGGTTTACCGCGTTAACGGAGCGAGGCGTTGTCCCCTCATAGTCGCCTGTCCGGTGCGATGGTGGAAGAAGCCGGATGTTTATCACTATTAATTGATGACACAGAAATGGATTCATTGAATTTCAGCACGTTTTTGTATTCGTGTTATTGAACATCTGTTTATTTTACTTTTAACATATTGATAATAAAAAGAGCTGTAAATCTTTAGATGAGTCGATTTTGTCCGGGGAAGTTCAAATGGATTTTATGCTGACGGTTTCTGGTGTGGTTATCCTGTCCATTGCTTATACTGCAGATAAATATGGCTGCCATTTGTTATCACGTATTGGCGCTTATTGTTCGTTGATGCTGATTTTCTCGTCGCTTTTTTTTGAGTAAGTTATATTAATTATAACAAATAATTTTCTGTGTTATTTTTTCAGGCTATCCCGTCAGAGGGGAAGCCTGTACTGCCGGGGAGCGAATGGAAAACTGATGTGTCCGGTAACTGCGTGTTCTGTGAACACCATGTTACTTAATTATGTAATTCATACCCGAACTCTCTGTTGACAGCCTTCTTCTGCAGGCTTCAATAACCCACGCTGAAAAGTTTCCTGAACCTTTCAGATCAAGAGCGATGTTAATTTGTTCAATCATCTGGTTTGGAAATCGGATGTTGCGGGTTGTTGTTCTGCGGGTTCTGTTCTTTGATGACATAATGTTTCCCCATATTCAGTGTTGCTGATTTGTATTATCTGAAGTTGCTTTTACGTTAATTTGACGCAGATCAATTAATACGATACCTGCGTCATAATTGATTATTTCTCGTGGTTTGATGGCGTACACACATGTTGTGATAAACCTTATATAGATGATAATCATTATCATTTCGTGGGTCCTTTCCGGCGATCCGACCGGTTACGGGGCGGCGACCTCGCGGGTTTTCGCTATTTATGAAAATTTTTAGGGAAAAATCAGATCCGTTCTTCTTCTTTTTAACTGTTTGATTATCAATAGAATTTTAAAAATATAAAAGGATCTGACAAAGGCTGTTTTTGTTAGAAAACGCCATTTTCAGATCCTTTCTGGTTCCCGGGGGAGTGTATGAACGTCAATAAGAAAAAACTGGCCGATATTTTTGGCGTTGATGTCAGGACCATCACCGCCTGGCAGAGTCAGGGGTTACCACTAGTTTCTGGTGGAGGGAAAGGGACTGAATCAGTTTTTGATACAACTGCTGCCATTCAGTGGTATGCGCAGAGGGAAGCTGATATTGAAAACGAAAAACTCCGTAAAGAGATCGAGGATTTGAGGGCTGCCAGCGAATCAGACCTTCAGCCCGGCACCATTGATTACGAACGTTACCGACTGACGAAGGCACAGGCCGATGCACAGGAGCTGAAAAATGCTCGTGAGGAAGGCCTTGTCCTCGAGACGGAGTTATTTACCTACATCTTTCAGCGAGTGGCACAGAATATATCAGGGATCCTTGTCCGTGTCCCTCAGACACTGCAGCGTAAATACCCTGATATATCACCCGCACATCTTGATGCTGTGAAAACTGAAATCGCGAAAGCATCCGATGTGGCTTCTGAAGCCGGTGAGAATGTGCGCAGGTGGATTGATGATTTCAGACGAACTGAGGGCGGCTAATTCTGCAGGAGCGATAGCAACCGGCCTCCTTGCGCTAAAAATTCCTGTCCCTCTGACGACAGTTCAGTGGGCAGATCGACATTATTACCTTCCGAAAGAGTCATCTTACACCCCGGGGCGGTGGGAAACACTGCCGTTTCAGGTTGCCATCATGAACAGCATGGGGAATGACCGGATCCGCACTGTTAATCTGATTAAATCTGCCCGTGTTGGTTATACAAAGATGTTGCTGGGAGTGGAGGCTTATTTTATTGAGCATAAATCACGCAACAGCCTTCTTTTCCAGCCCACGGATTCTGCTGCTGAAGATTTTATGAAATCTCATGTGGAACCCACGATCAGGGATGTGCCGGTTTTACTCGATCTTGCACCGTGGTTTGGGCGTAAACATCGTGATAATACCCTCACGCTGAAACGCTTTTCATCGGGCGTCGGTTTCTGGTGCCTGGGCGGCGCTGCCGCCAAAAACTACCGTGAAAAATCCGTGGACGTGGTCTGCTATGACGAACTTTCCTCGTTCGAGCCGGATGTCGAAAAAGAGGGCTCGCCAACCCTGCTGGGGGATAAGCGTATTGAGGGGTCGGTGTGGCCAAAATCCATTCGCGGCTCGACGCCTAAAATCAAAGGCACCTGCCAGATCGAAAAAGCGGCCAACGAGTCGGCGCATTTCATGCGTTTTTATGTGCCCTGCCCGCACTGTGGGGAGGCGCAGTATCTGAAATTTGGCGATGAGTCCACGCCTTTTGGGCTTAAATGGGAGAAGGACAGTCCCGAAAGCGTTTTCTACCTCTGTGAACATCATGGCTGCGTGATCCATCAGTCTGAGCTTGACCAGAACAACGGGCGGTGGATCTGTGAAAACACGGGCATGTGGACCCGTGACGGTCTGACGTTTTTCAGCGCCCGGGGTGATGAAATTCCGCCGCCGCGCTCCATCACGTTCCATATCTGGACGGCGTACAGTCCGTTCACCACCTGGGTACAGATTGTCTATGACTGGCTGGATGCACTGAAAGATCCCAACGGCCTGAAAACCTTTGTGAACACCACGCTGGGCGAGACCTGGGAAGAGGCCGTGGGCGAAAAACTCGATCACCAGGTACTGATGGATAAGGTGGTGCGTTACACGGCGGCGGTGCCTGCCCGGGTGGTTTATCTGACGGCGGGCATTGACTCGCAGCGAAACCGTTTTGAGATGTATGTCTGGGGATGGGCTCCGGGAGAGGAAGCTTTTCTGGTGGATAAAATCATCATTATGGGGCGTCCTGATGAGGAAGAGACGCTGTTACGTGTGGATGCGGCGATCAACAAAAAATACCGCCATGCGGATGGCACCGAAATGACTATTTCCCGTGTCTGCTGGGACACCGGGGGGATCGATGGTGAAATTGTTTATCAGAGATCAAAAAAACACGGTGTTTTCCGGGTGCTGCCGGTAAAAGGCGCATCTGTCTATGGCAAGCCGGTGATCACCATGCCAAAAACCCGCAATCAGCGGGGCGTGTATCTGTGTGAAGTGGGAACGGACACCGCAAAAGAAATTCTCTATGCCCGTATGAAAGCCGATCCCTCGCCTGCGGATGAAGCCACGTCGTATGCCATCCGTTTTCCTGATGATCCGGAGATTTTTTCGCAGACAGAGGCGCAGCAACTGGTGGCGGAAGAGCTGGTGGAGAAGTGGGAAAAAGGAAAGATGCGTCTGCTGTGGGATAACAAAAAGCGGCGTAACGAAGCGCTGGACTGCCTGGTGTATGCCTACGCGGCATTACGTGTGTCCGTGCAACGCTGGCAGCTTGATCTGGCTGTACTGGCAAAATCCCGGGAAGAAGAGACGACCCGGCCAACCCTGAAAGAACTGGCAGCGAAGCTGTCCGGAGGAGTGAATGGTTACAGTCGCTGAACTGCAGGCGCTGCGTCAGGCGCGCCTTGATTTATTAACCGGTAAACGGGTGGTGTCTGTCCAGAAAGATGGTCGCAGAATTGAATATACGGCGGCTTCTCTGGATGAGCTTAACCGGGCGATCAATGATGCGGAGTCGGTACTGGGGACAACCCGGCGTCGCCGTCGTCCGCTGGGAGTGAGGTTATGAAACGAACGCCTGTCCTGATTGATGTGAACGGCGTTCCGCTTCGTGAGAGTCTCAGCTACAACGGGGGCGGTGCAGGATTTGGCGGGCAAATGGCGGAGTGGTTGCCACCGGCGCAGAGTGCCGATGCGGCCCTGCTGCCCGCGTTGCGTCTGGGGAATGCCCGTGCAGATGATCTGGTGCGCAATAACGGGATAGCGGCCAATGCGGTGGCCCTGCATAAGGATCATATTGTCGGGCATATGTTTCTGATCAGCTACCGTCCGAACTGGCGCTGGCTGGGGATGCGGGAGACTGCAGCAAAAAGTTTTGTCGATGAGGTGGAGGCGGCCTGGTCGGAATACGCCGAAGGGATGTCTGGCGAGATCGACGTGGAGGAAAACGCACGTTTACGGAATTTATCCGTGAAGGTGTGGGCGTTCATGCGTTTAACGGCGAAATCTTTGTGCAGCCGGTCTGGGATACGGAGAGCACGCAACTGTTTCGTACGCGTTTTAAAGCCGTGAGTCCGAAACGGGTGGACACGCCAGGACACGGTATGGGGAACCGTTTTCTGCGGGCCGGTGTGGAGGTCGATCGATATGGTCGTGCCGTTGCGTACCATATCTGTGAGGATGATTTTCCGTTCTCCGGGAGTGGACGATGGGAACGGATCCCGCGTGAACTTCCCACCGGGCGTCCGGCCATGCTGCATATTTTCGAGCCGGTGGAGGACGGGCAGACCCGTGGGGCCAATCAGTTTTACAGCGTAATGGAACGGCTGAAGATGCTCGATTCCCTGCAGGCAACACAGCTTCAGTCGGCCATAGTGAAGGCGATGTATGCAGCGACGATTGAAAGTGACCTTGATACCGAAAAGGCCTTTGAATATATCGCCGGTGCGCCGCAGGGGCAGAAGGATAATCCGCTTATTAATATTCTGGAGAAGTTCTCCAGCTGGTATGACACGAATAACGTGACGCTGGGTGGTGTCAAAATTCCGCACCTTTTCCCCGGGGATGATCTGAAACTACAGACTGCGCAGGATTCAGACAATGGATTTTCGGCGCTTGAACAGGCGCTGCTGCGGTATATCGCCGCCGGTCTTGGCGTTTCCTACGAACAGTTGTCCCGTGATTACTCGAAGGTCAGTTATTCAAGTGCCAGGGCCTCTGCCAATGAGTCGTGGCGCTATTTTATGGGGCGGCGAAAATTTATTGCGGCCCGGCTGGCCACGCAGATCTTTTCCTGCTGGCTGGAAGAGGCACTTCTTCGGGGGATTATCCGTCCGCCACGGGCGCGTTTTGATTTTTATCAGGCGCGATCAGCCTGGTCACGGGCAGAGTGGATTGGTGCCGGAAGAATGGCCATTGACGGGCTCAAGGAGGTTCAGGAATCGGTGATGCGCATTGAGGCCGGACTGAGCACGTATGAGAAAGAGCTGGCGCTGATGGGCGAGGATTATCAGGACATTTTCCGCCAGCAGGTCAGGGAATCTGCTGAGCGACAAAAAGCCGGACTCTCACGTCCGGTGTGGATAGCGCAGGCGTATGAGCAGCAGATAGCGGAGAGTCGCAGGCCGGAAGAGGAGACAACACCCCGTGAGACGTAATCTTTCACACATTATTGCCGCAGCATTCAATGAACCGCTGCTTCTGGAGCCCGCCTATGCGCGGGTTTTCTTTTGCGCGCTCGGGCGCGAGATGGGGGCATCAAGTCTTTCGGTACCACAACAGCAGGTACAGTTTGATGCTCCCGGAATGCTGGCTGAAACGGACGAGTACATGGCCGGAGGTAAACGACCGGCCCGTGTTTACCGGGTGGTGAACGGTATTGCGGTACTGCCGGTGACCGGCACGCTGGTGCACCGGCTGGGGGGGATGCGGCCATTTTCCGGAATGACTGGCTATGACGGCATTGTCGCCTGTCTTCAGCAGGCAATGGCAGATAGCCAGGTGCGGGGCATACTGCTGGACATTGACAGTCCGGGCGGGCAGGCCGCCGGCGCGTTTGACTGCGCTGACATGATTTACCGCCTCCGTCAGCAGAAGCCGGTCTGGGCACTGTGCAATGACACGGCCTGTTCTGCAGCCATGCTGCTGGCGTCGGCCTGCTCCCGACGGCTGGTTACCCAGACATCCCGTATCGGCTCCATTGACGTGATGATGAGCCATGTCAGCTATGCCGGTCATCTGGCGCAGGCCGGTGTGGATATCACGCTGATTTACTCAGGGGCGCACAAGGTGGATGGCAATCAGTTTGAAGCCTTACCGGCAGAGGTTCGCCAGGACATGCAGCAGCGCATTGATGCGGCGCGCCGGATGTTTGCCGAAAAAGTGGCCATGTTTACCGGTCTGTCTGTTGATGCCGTCACGGGAACAGAGGCCGCCGTTTTTGAAGGTCAGTCCGGCATTGATGCCGGGCTGGCGGATGAATTAGTCAATGCGTCGGATGCCATCAGTGTGATGGCCACGGCGCTGAACAGTAATGTCAGAGGAGGCACTATGCCGCAATTAACTGCAACGGAAGCCGCCGCGCAGGAGAACCAGCGAGTGATGGGGATCCTGACATGCCAGGAAGCGAAAGGACGTGAACAGCTTGCCACGATGCTGGCAGGACAACAGGGCATGAGCGTTGAACAGGCCCGGGCGATTCTGGCCGCGGCGGCACCGCAGCAGCCGGTGGCATCCACGCAGAGTGAAGCCGATCGCATTATGGCGTGTGAAGAAGCGAACGGTCGTGAACAACTGGCGGCAACGCTGGCGGCGATGCCGGAGATGACGGTGGAAAAAGCCCGCCCGATCCTGGCTGCTTCACCGCAGGCGGATGCCGGACCCTCACTCCGTGATCAGATCATGGCACTGGATGAGGCAAAAGGGGCTGAGGCGCAGGCTGAACAGCTGGCTGCCTGCCCGGGAATGACTGTGGAGAGCGCCCGGGCTGTGCTGGCTGCGGGATCAGGTAAGGCAGAACCGGTCTCTGCATCCACAACCGCCCTGTTTGAACGCATCATGGCGAACCATTCACCGGCAGCGGTACAGGGTGGCGTGCCACAGACGTCAGCAGACGGTGATGCGGACGTGAAAATGCTCATGGCCATGCCATGAAGCCAGTGCTGACCATCAACAGGAGGTTTTTACAATATGGTGACGAAAACTATCACTGAACAGCGTGCGGAAGTACGTATTTTTGCCGGTAATGATCCGGCTCATACCGCCACAGGCAGCAGCGGGATTTCCTCGGCAACACCGGCACTGACGCCACTGATGCTGGATGAGGCCACCGGGAAACTGGTGGTCTGGGACGGACAAAAAGCCGGTAGTGCGGTTGGCATACTGGTACTGCCGCTTGAAGGCACAGAGACGGCGCTGACCTATTACAAGTCGGGGACCTTTGCGACGGAGGCAATCCGCTGGCCTGAAAGTGTGGATGAACACAAAAAGGCCAACGCCTTTGCCGGCAGTGCCCTGAGTCACGCGGCGCTGCCGTAACACGTTATCAGGCCACCGCGGTGGCCTGACTGATTTCTGAATGAAAGGAACTGATTTATGGGATTGTTTACGACCCGCCAGTTACTCGGTTATACCGAACAAAAAGTGAAATTTCGTGCGCTGTTTCTGGAGCTGTTTTTCCGCCGTACGGTGAATTTCCATACCGAAGAGGTGATGCTGGACAAAATTACCGGAAAAACGCCGGTGGCGGCCTATGTTTCCCCGGTTGTTGAAGGAAAAGTGCTGCGTCATCGTGGTGGTGAAACCCGCGTGTTACGTCCGGGCTACGTCAAGCCGAAACACGAATTTAATTACCAGCAGGCGGTTGAGCGTCTTCCCGGTGAAGATCCGGCTCAGCTGAACGACCCGGCCTACCGTCGTCTGCGTATCATCACTGATAACCTCAAAACAGGAAGAGCACGCCATTGTCCAGGTGGAAGAAATGCA